AACGACAGCGATGTCACAAAAAGAAATAGAAATGGTCAAACACGATCTGGTTTATACGCTTTGTTTATCCCAATGGAATGGAACTATGAAGGCTTTATTGATGAGTTTGGACGACCTGTATTTGATACTCCAACACGAGAGTGTTATGGACCAGACGGTGAACTAATAGACGTAGGTGTTATTGATCATTGGGAAAACGAAGCTGATGGGTTGCGTGATGATCAAGATGCTTTAAATGAGTTTTACAGACAGTTTCCAAGAACTGAAGAGCATGCGTTTAGAGATGAAACAAAAAATAGTATATTTAATTTAGTTAAAATATACGAGCAAATAGATTATAACGAAGGTATTAGAAACAGCTCTGCCGTGACAACTGGAAACTTTCAATGGGTTAACGGAGTTAAAGATACTCAAGTAGTTTTTAATCCAGATCCTAACGGCAGATTTAATATTAGTTGGGTTCCAGATAGAAAACTACAAAATAGAGTGATATTAAAGAATGGAGTGAAGTACCCAGCAAACGAACACGTTGGGGCTTTTGGTTGCGATAGCTACGATATTAGTGGTACTGTTGACGGAAAAGGATCGAAAGGAGCTTTGCACGGATTAACTAAGTTTTCAATGGAAAACGCTCCTGCTAATCACTTTTTTTTAGAGTATTTAGCAAGACCACAAACCGCTGAAATGTTTTTTGAAGATGTACTAATGGCTTGCGTGTTTTATGGTATGCCACTACTTGCTGAGAACAACAAACCAAGACTACTATACTATTTTAAGCGTAGAGGTTATAGAGCATTCAGTATGAATAGACCTGATAAAGTTTGGAACAAATTGTCGGTAGCAGAGCGCGAAGTGGGAGGTATCCCTAACTCGAGTGAGGATATAAAACAAGCCCACGCTGCTGCTATTGAGATGTATATAAATGATCACGTAGGTATTGATAAAGAAGGTAACTACGGTAATGTTTATTTTAACGCAACCCTTAATGATTGGGCTAAGTTTGATATTAACAAGAGAACTAAGTTTGATGCTTCTATAAGCTCTGGCTTAGCAATAATGGCTTGCAACAGGCATTTATATACGCCTGTAGCAAAAAAAGAAAAAAAGAATTTAAATATAAACTTTGCTAGATACAATAATTCTGGTAATATGTCTAAAATAATTAAAAGATAAATGGCTCAATCAGTTTCACATAGTTATTTCCCTAGTCAAGTAGTTAGTGATTTAGAAAAAATAAGCTACGAATACGGGTTAAAAGTAGCTAAAGCTATACAGAACGAGTGGTTTGAGTTTGATCAAAGTAGAAGTAAAAATAGATACAGAGATCAACAAGCAAACTTCCACAGATTAAGGTTATACGCTAGAGGAGAACAGTCAATACAAAAATACAAAGATGAATTATCTATAGATGGTGATTTATCTTATTTAAACTTAGACTGGAAGCCAGTTCCAATCATACCTAAGTTTGTAGATATTGTTGTAAACGGTATGGCTGATAAAGATTACGAGATAAAAGCTTATTCACAAGATCCATACGGCGTGTCTAAACGAACAGAGTATATGGAGTCTATACTTAGAGATATGAATACTAAAAGTTTCAACGATCAAATTGGTGAAACATTTGGTATAGATATGTACGAAAACGACAAAGACTCTTTACCTCAAGATACAGAGGAGCTAGCGTTACACATGCAGCTAAGCTATAAACAAGAAGTTGAGCTAGCAGAAGAGCAAGCTATAAACGTGTTGATGAGAGGTAGTAAATATGATCTTATTAAAAAGAGGTTTTATTACGATTTAGTAACTCTAGGTATTGGCGCTGTTAAAACATCTTTTAACACTTCTGAAGGAGCTGTTGTTAAGTATGTAGATCCAGCTGATATTGTTTATTCTTACACTGAGTCGCCTTACTTTGATGATCTATACTATGTTGGTGAAGTTAAAGAAATACCTATAAACGAGTTAGTAAAAGAGTTTCCGCATTTAAAAGAAGAAGATTTAAAAGAAGTACAAAAGACTAATTACGCTTATAGAAACAATTATTCTCATGGCAGTAGAAATAGAGTAGATAACAATATAGTATCTGTTCTTTATTTTAACTACAAGACTTTTATGAACGAAGTTTATAAAATGAAAGAGACTGGCACTGGAGGCGAAAGAGCTATACCTAAAGACGACACGTTTAATCCTCCTGAAAATATGGAAGGAAACTTTGCTAAATTGCAAAGATCTGTTGAGTGTTTGTATGAAGGTGCTTTGATATTAGGGACAGATAAGCTTCTTAAATGGGAGATGTCTAAAAATATGATGCGAACTAAAAGTGATTATACTAAAGTTAAAATGAACTATGCTATTGTAGCTCCTAGAGTTTACAATGGTAGAGCAGAGAGTTTAGTTGGTCGTATCACTGGTTTTGCAGATATGATACAACTTACGCACTTAAAGCTACAGCAAGTTATGTCTCGCATGGTACCAGACGGTGTTTACTTAGATGCTGATGGTTTAGCTGAAATAGATTTAGGTAATGGTACAAACTATAATCCACAAGAAGCTTTAAATATGTTCTTCCAAACAGGTAGTGTTATCGGTAGATCATTTACGCAAGATGGAGACATGAATCCAGGTAAAGTGCCTATTCAAGAAATAACTTCAGGATCTGGTGGTAATAAAATGCAAGCGCTAATAGGCAACTACAATTATTATCTTCAGATGATACGTGACGTTACCGGATTAAATGAAGCTAGAGATGGTAGCACACCTGATAAAAATGCTTTAGTAGGTTTACAAAAGCTAGCTGCTCAAAACTCAAACACTGCAACAAGACACATACTTCAAGCTGGTATGTATTTAACTGTAGAAACAGCAGAGTGTTTATCTCTTAGAATATCTGACATTATAGAATATTCACCTACATCAGAAGCTTTTATACAGGCTATAGGTGCTCACAATGCTGCTACTCTTGAAGAGATGAGTCAGTTACATCTGTATGACTTTGGTATATTCTTAGAGCTAGCTCCAGATGAAGAGGAAAAAGCTAAACTAGAAAATAACATACAAGTTGCTTTATCTAAAGAAAATATAAATCTTGAAGACGCTATTGATATTAGAGAGATTAGAAATGTAAAGCTAGCTAATCAACTACTTAAAATTAGACGTAAAAAGAAAGAGCAGAGAGACAGACAGATACAACAGCAAAATATTCAAATGCAAACACAGTCTAACACTCAGGCTGCTCAAGCTAAAGCTCAAGCTGAAGCTCAGAAAGAACAGGTTGTTGCTCAAACTAAAATACAGTTAGCACAAGCGCAAGCTCAGCTAGATACTCAAGCTAAAGCACAAGAAGCTAATTTAAAGAAACAATTGATGGAGTATGAGTTTCAATTAAACATGAAGCTTAGAGAGATGGAAGTTGAAGCTTTGAAGTCTAGAGAAAACAACAAAGAAGATCGTAAAGACGAAAGAACAAAGATACAAGCTTCACAGCAAAGTGAACTTATAGAGCAAAGAAAGTCAGGTGGTTCACCTAAAAAGTTTGAGTCTGCCGGTAATGATATACTCGGTGGTGGATTTAACCTAGGATCATTTGACCCTAAATAAACACTAATTTTTTATATTATATATTATGGAACAAGAAATGGAAAACGTTGAGGAAACTCAACAAGTTGAACAGACAACTCGAGAAGTTGATGAAAGTAAATTTAAATCTGCAGGTAACGACGATGTTATAAAAGTAGATTTAAGTAAACCAATAACACAAGAAGAAGATGCCGTTACAGAGCAAAGCACAGATGAGGTACCTGTTCGCGACGAATCCGAAACTAGCGAAGAAGTTCGTGAAGAAAACGTCGAAGCAGCAGTTGAAGAAGTTACCGGAGAAGAAGAGCGGGTTCAAGATGACCAACCCACTCTTGAGGAAGTAACAGAAGAAGTAGAAGAGCTTGAAGAGAAAGTTGAAGAAGCTATAGTAGAAGCTCAAGCTACTGGTAAACCTCTACCTGAAAATATTCAAAAGTTAGTAGACTTTGTAGAAGACACAGGTGGAAGCTTAGAAGACTACGTAATGCTAAACCAAGATTATAGTAAGATGGACAATCTAACTGCATTACAAGAGTATTATAGATTAACAAAACCTCATCTTGACGCAGAAGAGAGATCGTTTTTAATGGAAGAAAACTTTTCTTTTGACGAAGAGCTAGATGATGAAAAAGATATTAGAAGAAAGAAAATAGCCTTAAAAGAGCAAGTTGCCGAGGCTAAAGCCTACTTAGACGGGCAAAAGTCTAAATATTATGATGAAATTAAAGCTGGAAGCAAGCTCACTGAAGAGCAGCAAAAGGCAATTAATTTTTTCAATCGCTACAATAAAGAGTCTGAAGAGACTCAAGCGAAAGCAAAAGCAGCTAAGTCTGTATTTGACAAAAAAACTGAAAACTTATTTAACGATAAATTCAAAGGTTTTGAATACAATGTCGGTGATAAGAAGTACAGGTTTAATGTCAACAACGCTGAAAAAGTGAAGCAAACCCAAAGCGACATCAACAACTTCATAGGAAAGTTTCTAAACGAAGATGGTACGATAAACAACGCTAAGGATTATCACAAATCACTTTACACAGCTATGAACGCGGATGCTATTGCAAAACACTTCTACGAACAAGGTAAAGCTGATGCTTTAAAAGATAGCGTAGCGAAAGCTAAGAACGTAGACATGAAGCCAAATCAAGTTCATAGTGACAATGTTGATACAGGTGGATTAAAGTTTAAAGTTTTAGGACAAGATTCAAAGAGCTTTAAAATTAGAAAACGAAATTAATTTATTTAACGCTTAAAATTTACAATTATGGCAATTACTGCAGGTAGTTTGTTAAATAGTGTAGCTGCTCCACAGCAACAAACACTAGCTTCAAACTACATCGATTTTACTGCGACCGCAACCGCTGGTTGGGCGCAACAATATTTACCAGACCTTATGGAGAAGGAAGCTGAAGTTTTTGGAAACAGAACTATTTCAGGATTTCTTGCTCAAGTAGGTGCTGAAGAGGCTATGACAGCTGATCAAGTTGTATGGTCTGAGCAAGGACGTTTACACCTATCTTATATAGGACAAGTAGATGCTGATGGAGATACTAACGGTACATTCACAGTACAAACTGACATTGATGGTAACGCGTTGACTACTACTCATGGTATTAGAGTTAATGATACAGTACTTATCGCTCAGTCTGGTGTTGTAGTTAAAGCATTGGTTGTTGAAACTCCAGCTACCGCTGTTGTTACAGTTGAGCCTTATGCTACTGCTGCTTTGTCAACTTTGACTGACGGTACAGCAACTCTACTAGTTATCGGATCTGAGTACGGTAAAGGTGCAGCTTACGCTGACATCACTGGTGCTGCTGAAGCTACACGAAGAACTGCTTTAGAGCCTACTTTCAAGTCTTTTACTAACAAGCCAATTATCATGAAGGATTACTACGAGATCTCAGGATCTGATGCTTCACAAGTTGGTTGGGTAGAAGTTTCTGGTGAAGAAGGACAAAACGGTTACTTATGGTATCTAAAAGCTGAAGGCGATACTCGCGCTCGTTTCACTGACTACTTAGAAATGTCTATGCTAGAAGCTGAGAAAACAGCTGCTGCTTCTATCATTGGTTTCAATGGAAGTATTATTCGTGACGCTGCTGATACTGGTGCTGGTGGTTCTGGTACTGAAGGTTTATTCGCTGCTATTGAGTCTAGAGGTAATGTTACTTCTGGTATCACTGGTGTTAACGCTGCTACTGATTTAGCTGAGTTTGACGCTATCTTAGCAGAGTTTGATAAGCAAGGTGCTATTGAAGAAAACATGTTATTCGTTAACCGTGCTTCTAGCTTGGCAATCGATGATATGTTAGCTTCTATGAACTCTTACGGTGCAGGTGGTACTTCTTACGGAGTATTTGAAAACGACGAAGACATGGCGTTGAACCTAGGTTTCTCTGGATTCCGAAGAGGTTCTTACGACTTCTATAAGTCTGACTTCCGTTACTTAAACGACAAAGCTACTCGTGGTGGTATTAACGACAGAGCAGGTAGCGCAGCTATCCGTGGTGTTATTATCCCTGCTGGTGTATCAAGTGTTTACGATCAAGCTTTAGGAAAGAACATGAAACGTCCTTTCTTACACGTTCGTTACCGTGCTTCACAAACTGATGACCGCAAGATGAAAACTTGGGTTACAGGTTCTGTAGGAGCTGCTACATCTGCTTTAGATGCAATGCAGATTCACTACTTATCAGAAAGATGTTTAGTTACTCAAGGTGCTAACAACTTTATGTTAATGAAGTAATCAATATTATTAGGTCGAGGGCTTCGGTCCTCGATCTTTTTTTTTAATTTTTTTATATTATATTATGGCAAAGAAGAAAATAAATGTAGCAAAAGCTACAGAGCAAGTTGAAGTAACACAACCAAAAGTTACGCAAAAAGTTGAACAAGAGTTTGTTGAAGAAACGTTTGTTGAGAAAAAACCTAGAAGAGTTGAAAAGCAATACAAAACTCTCGAAGATGGTTGGGAAATAAAAGACAGAATATATAGATTAAAAGGTGATAAAAAACCTTTATCAAGATCTATCAGATCTGCAAACATCCACTGGTTTGATGAAGAAAAAGGCTACGAAAGAGAGTTGAAGTATTGTCAAAACCAAAGAACAGTTTTTGTTGATGAGATGAAAGGTGATCAAAGATTAGAACATGTTGTTTTTAGAAACGGCTTATTAATCGTTGAAAAAGAAAAAACCGTTTTACAGAAACTACTTTCTTTATATCATCCTGATAGAGACGTAATGTTTTACGAAGAAAAACCAGTAGCAAAAGCTGCTAATGAAATTGATTACTTAGAAATGGAGATCGAAGCGCTGAACGCTGCTAAAAATATCGATATTGATATGGCTGAGGCTATCATGCGTGTAGAGATCGGATCTAAAGTATCTGACATGAGTTCTAAAGAACTTAGAAGAGATTTGCTACTATATGCTAAAAGAAATCCAAGTTTATTCTTAGAGCTTGTTAATGATGAAAATGTTGTTTTAAGAAACTTTGGTATTAGAGCTACGGAGCTAAAAATAATTAAATTATCTTCAGATCAGCGTACGTTTACGTGGGCTACTAATGATAGAAAATTAATGACAGTTCCTTTTGACGAACACCCTTACTCTGCTTTAGCCGCTTGGTTTAAAACAGACGAAGGTATGGAGGTATACTCCAACATAGAAAAACGCTTAAACGCGTAATCACTATATAGTAGAGCAGCCACTCTATTTTAGGGTGGTTGCTTAACTATAAAAAAACACATAATGGCAGTAAATGTAAATACAGTATATCAAAGAGTATTAACCATAGCCAACAAAGAACAAAGAGGCTATATAACTCCGCAGGAATTTAACATACTTGCCAACCAGGCTCAGATGGATTTGTTTGAGCAATACTTTTATGACATAAATCAGTTTGGTAGAGTAAGAGGTCATGAAGAAAAACACAATGATCCTGTTTCTATAATAAAAGAAAAAATAAGTCTGTTTGAAGTTTACGAAACTACTCTTGATACTTATACTTCTAACCATCACGTTTTACCTACAGATCTATATAGATTATCAAACGTTAAGCTTAGCGGAGTAGTAGCTGACAACGTAAACATAAAAGATTTCAATAATATACTAGATGTTCCACTTCTAAGGCCTCATGCTAATAGACCTATTTACATTAAGACGAACTCTGGTTTAAAAGTATACACTAACGCAGCAGATCTTTCCGCTAGTCAAGTGACGTCTACTTCCACAGTTACTTGCGATTATATAAAAACGCCAACAGATGTTGTTTGGGGTTACAATACTATCACTAGTACTAATTCAACATCAGGTATTACAACCAACACTTCACTATACAATTCTTCAACTTCTACTAACTTCGACATGCATGAGTCTGAAGAAGTTAATTTAGTTAATAGAATATTAGTGTTAGCTGGAATATTAATGAAAGATGCTACATTACCAAGCTTAGCAGCTCAAGAAGAAGTAAAAGATATTCAACAAGAAAAAGGATAATAGATGGCTATAATAAATCAAACACAAGCGGCGTATTATGCTGACGGTAATAGTGCAAACTTTGGTGATTATCAATTTGTTTCTTTAACAAATATTATAAAAGCTTTTCAAGTTGTGTATGTAGGTGAAGGTAAGATAATAGATAAAGCTAGTAGAACAGACATAGCTTTCCACGCACAAAGAGCTTTAGCTGAAATGTCATTTGATACTTTTAAGTCTGTGAAGAGTGTTGAGATAACAGTACCTGCTAATTTAACTGTAACTATACCTCAAGACTATGTTAACTACGTTAAGATATGTTATTCAGATAATCAAGGTATACAGAGAACTCTATATCCAACAAGACACACTAGTAATCCTACTAATCCTACTCAAACTGGTACTATAGGTAATGAAAACTTTATAGACGCAAACGCAGATGGAAATATAGATTTAGAATCTGAGTCTGACACTTGGGCAGCTTTTAAAGCATCTGACCCTTCAGAGAACGATAACTACGATTATGATTACGATGATGATATTTTTGACTCTAACATAGGGCAGAGATATGGTTTGAACCCTGAGTTTGCTCAAGTCAACGGATCATACTATATAGATGAGAACAAAGGTTTTATACATTTTAGTTCTAATATGTCTGGTGAAACTGTTATAATAGAATACATAAGCGATGGTTTAGGCACTGAAGAAGAAATGAAAGTTCATAAGTTTGCTGAAGAAGCTATGTACAAGCAAATAGCTTATGCTATATTATCTAATAGAGCTAATACACCTATAAATACTGTGTTAAGATTTAAAAAAGAAGCTAGAGCTACTAAAAGAAATGCTAAGATTAGACTTTCAAATATAAAGCTAAACGAAATTATTCAAATATTTAGAGGTAAGTCGAAACATATTAAACACTAACTTATGCCAGAGATTAAGCATAATTTTTTAAAAGGTCGAATGAACAAAGACCTTGATGAGCGGCTTGTGCCAAACGGTGAGTATAGAGATGCTTTAAATGTAGAAGTTTCTACTTCTGAAAGCTCTAACGCGGGATCTCTACAAAGCTTAAAAGGAAATTTAGTTGTTTCAAGCGTTGATCACAACGGTAGCGCGTTTAGTATTAGTGATAATGCAATATCTGTTGCTAGTTACGCAGATGAGTCTACTAAAACTATATTTAACTTTATAAGTAAAGCACAAGACTTAGATGCTGACGGTGTTTACTCAGGATTTACTAGATTTACCGGGATAAAGTCTGACGCTATAACTATGTTTGTTCAAACTGGCGCTGAACAAGGTTTTGTATATCCTTTAGTAACAGATGTTTACGAATCTAGACAAGTACCTTCTATTCAAACTTCTCAAAACGGTATACTAACAGGACTTGCTAGCGTTGAGCAAGGAACTTCTGGTGGTGTTGTAGTGTATAGACCTTTAGGTGTTAGACCAGGTATGAGAGTAAGATTATTAGGTCCAGATGGAACTGATCTTTACGCTGGTCAAAAGATATTTGTAACAGCTGTTGGTCAGTCTACGTCTTCTACTGGAACTACCGTAACTACATCTATACCTACTAGTAA